CTATACCACATAATAATAAAATTACGTGATGAGAGATGGTAAAGGCTGACCATGAGGTGTAAAACCCCATAGGTTGACCGATACTGTAGGAAATAAGATTATCATGATAATCAGAGGTAAAGTGCCTATTCTTTAAAATGTTGAACCAATGGTGAACAATAGGATGAGAGAATAATCTCTTCATAATATGTTCTGTCACCGAAACAGGAAATCTATCTGTAGCAGCACTTAAATCAAAACAGTAAGCTGAATGACCTGAGGATAAAAGTCTTTGTAGTTTCTTAGAAGTATCTTTGTGACTAAAAGTTCCGTCACTAGGAAACCGTCTTAGAAATTTCATTAAAACTTTATGAATAGGTTTAAGAGCCCTTTGGCTGAAATAATCGCCAAGAGCAATCAACCTAGTCTTACCACCTCCTTCTGAAATAAAATGAAGGTGTGATAGTGAACCTCTAGGAAATGAAGCATTACTGTCCCAATTTGAGAGAGTTTTGAGATCTTTCAAGATATCAATATCTCTAAGGGCATAAATATAGATGAGAGAACCTAGAAATTCGGGCTTCGTTTGAAGAAGTAGTTTTGCTTCATAACAAACAGAAGACAAAACTTTTCCATTAGGTCCACCTTTTAACCTAAAATCCAAGTCATTCCTTCTCATAAAGATAGGATCTTCTTTATCTAAGGGTAAACGAACCTTGAGCAAATCTAAAGCTCTAGAAAGATTAAGACCGAATTGAGACATGAAAAGATCATGATTAAACTTAGATGGTGAAATGATATTATCTAAAGATATATCAACATCACACGTCAATAATCTATAACAAGAGAAAACAGATAAAATACATTGTTTTCTTTGGGATGTTAAAGGAACTCGGTGGAGGATAAAACAGAACTTCTTGGGAAATAAACGCCCAATGGGATCTCTGACACATCTAAACCTATAATCTTTAATATCAAGATGAACTTGACCTAAGAAATAGCGTGATGCTAGAAAGAACCATTCTTTCGCTCGTTTAATAGCATACTGTTTTCCATTATAGCGGATCATTAGTGATATAGATCTCTTATAAAGAGAAATAAAATCATTGGCGACCTTTGGTGGGAATAGTAAAGAAACATAACGACTAATCTGCTCTTCAATAGGTGGAAAACCTGGAAACGTTAAATTTTCAGGAGTCTTTCTTACTTTGGTTTTGACCATAGTTTTACCTTTTCATTCGTGGGAAAACCAGTTCAGATAATGTCGACGTTTCTTAACCTTTATCGCCTTTATTTACCCAACAGAAGCGTATCGAGGACAGCCGTGAGCGAGCGCGTTTCACACAACAGAAGCTAAGGGAAAAGGACGAAATGGGTCGGCAAGAGCAACAGCATCGCGAGGCAA